AAATCACATTTAAAGACAATTCCGGTTATTACACCGTGACAAAAGATTTTGCCAACACAGATGAGTTAGGCAAATACATCCAGAATGAAATGGCCAATTATGGCGGAAAAGAAATAGGCATTGAGGAATTTGAATCAATGCAGGAAATGTTAGAAAAACGATATGAGGGTAAAAATTAATCACGGTGAATTGCACCAAAAGGTGGCAGACGATTTGAACAAACGAGGGATTCTGCCACCACGAAAAGACAAATGGGAATCGCACAATGTGCAGATGGCCATTTCAAGAAAATTAAATTATCCCCTAATGTGGGAATCAATCAACAGAATTTCAAAACAATTATACGATGAATCAGGAAAAACAAAATAATCCATTAGCCGAAATACAGGCAAAATTAAAGGCACCCAAAGGCCAATTCAATTCATTTGGAAAATACCATTACAGATCAGCCGAAGATATTTTGGAGGCAGTCAAAAAGGTAATTAATCCAATGGGATTTTCAATTACATTGACAGATGATTTAATTGGTGCCGATGGCCGTTGGTATATCAAATCTGTTGCTGAATTGACTGATGGTATAAGAACATTCAAATCAATTGGATTGGCACGTGAAGAAGAAACCAAAAAGGGAATGGATGGATCACAGATTACAGGTGCGGCATCAAGCTACGCAAGAAAGTACGCATTAAACGGATTATTTGCCATAGATGACACAAAGGATTCAGATGCAACAAATGATCACGGCAAATCGCAGGAATCAAAGCCACAAACCAAAGGTGCAATCCCTGCGCCATCGCAATTTGATATTGAGTTCAAAGAATTAATTGCAGATGTTAAAAGTGTGATTGCAATTGGTGAATTAAAAGGCATCTGGGAAAAATTAACCGATGAGGCAAAAACCAATAAAGAAATTCAGCAATTATTTAATCACAGAAAATCAGAATTATCCACCAAATAAATAAACAACCTATGAAAAACGAATTGATGGCCGTTGATGGCCAAATCCTAGAATTGAGCAAAAAAGAAATAACGCAGTTGGCCGAAAACTTTATGGCCAACGCAGATTCAATCAACACCGTGAAATTGGCGGCACAATTGGCGAAATTCACGCATTTGTCAGCCGAAATGGATAAACTATTAAAAGAGCATTTATTTGTTGATTTGCGCCAAAATAAGGATGGCAAATTATCAGCATTTGGTGTGGACTTTTCAGAAATGGAGGGCGGTGTAAAATATGACTATTCAGAAACCGAATCGTGGTGCAAAATTCAATTTGAAATTGATCGCCTAAAAGACAAACAAAAAGAAATTGAGGCATTTTGTAAGGCATTGAAATCAAAGGTTTCTATATTGGATGAGGAAACAGGTGAGTTGGCTGATTTTTATCCACCATCGAAATCATCCACAACCACAATCAAAAAAGTAATTAAATAAACAATCTAAATAAAAAATCAAATGGCACGTTTAGTAAGCATTAAAATTGACCTTTCAAAAATTGACAAATCACGCATCTTTGAAAGCCAAAAAACAGGGGCGAAATATCTGGACATCACAGGTGTATTGACAGACACACCTGATCAATACGAAAACAATGGATTCGTAAAGCAGAACACAACAAAGGAGGAACGTGAGGCAGGATTGAAATTGCCAATTATCGGAAATTTTAAATTGTTGAAAATCTTGGATCAGCCCGGACAATCTGCACCGGCACAGCCTATTCAACGTGAAGTCAATCCAATTGAATCAGATGAATTACCATTTTAGCAATGAGGAAAATTGTAGATAGTTACACAACACGGCACGGTGAATTGAGGGCAATTTATTCCGTTGCAACGGCCAATTTAAAGCACAGGGATATTGAAATCGGTGCGGTATATGAATTGGAATACCGGTTGGGAAAACAGGTTTTATTTTTGAAATCTGAATTGGATCACGTAACTGATGGAAATCGCACATTGTTTTTTAAACATCCCGATCCAGAACGCAGATTGATTGGAATCCCTATTATGTCAATCATTAGATACGTGAAAAAATGAGCATAGAAACAAAAATAGATTTGGTATTTTATTGGGCCATAGCACAGATGTTTTTTACGATATTAGGTGCATTAATCAATATTTATAATGAAAACAAAAACAAATAAAACAAACGAATTGGGGTACACGTTCAATCAGGTTTGGGCGCATATCGCAAAAGAATTAGAAAATAATTTAGAAAAATTAAATAAAATTCAACCTAAACAACAAAAATATGGTAACGTTTCAGCAATATCATCAGGCCAATCCGCATCTTTATGAGTTGTACAAAGCGATTGCAATGCAGTTAATTCAGCAAAATCGCAAGGTAATTGGATCAGGTTACATATTCCAAAAAATGCGTTTTGAATTTCAGTTCACCACCAATGGTGATCCGTTCAAAATTAACAATAATTTTGCGCCAATGTATGCACGCAAATTTGTTTTAGAACATCCACAATTTGGACACCTGTTCAAATTTAAGCAGTTAAAAGGTAGTTTATTAATGTGATTTTGTTACATTTGTAACGCAGGCACGATCTCACAACATAGTGCCAATGGACTTAAAATGCCATCATCTAATGAAACCGAAGTGAGATCCGGTGGATTTATTTGGTGGCTTTTTATATTATGGGAAAATTAGTAATCAAAAACAGGTTTGCAACCGTGCCAAATGATTTGGTTAATAGCAAAGACATTTCATTAAAGGCAAAAGGGTTGTTTGCTTACATACAATCAAAGCCTGATGGTTGGGATTTTAGTGCTGAAAGAATAGCAAATCAATCAAAGGAAGGTTTGCCAGCTATTATGGCAGCATTAAAGGAATTAGAGAATTTTGGGTATTTAAAACGTGATAGATATATTGCCGAAAATGGGCATCGTTTAGTTCAATATACTCTTTTTGATGAACCTGCATTGCAAAATACTAATGAGGAATACCTACATAGAGGTTTTCCTAATGAGGAAAATGCTTATATAGTAAAACCATCAAATAATATAAAGAAAGAAAATACAAATAAAGAATCTATAAAAGAAATTATAGAAAGCAAGGTAAATTCATTTCGTGAATCAATGCAATTCTTTAAAAATGATCTCGGAAATGATTTTGATGAATTTGTGGAATATTGGGCAGAACCTAATCACAAAAACGGAAAATTGCGTTGGGAGGGTGAAAAGTTTTTTAATATTGAAAGGCGCATTGCAAATTGGTTAAGAAATAAAACAAAATTTAACAATGGATCATCAGACACAAAACTTGGTACAAGTGCAGCGAGAATGGCTGCCCTCAGAAATTTTTAGGGGAACAGCAAATACAATCATTAAGGCGCAAAGCACACAAAACATCAGGACACGATCTGAGGAAGATTTGAAACAGGTTTTGCGTATGGCAATGCTTATGGTGGGACTACGTGGGGCAAATATGCCAACAGATGAGGAAAAATACGTATTGCTTGCATTCATCAAATCTAATTACGGAAATCAAACACCAGAGGAAATTGCCATTGCATTTGAATATGCAGTTGCAGGTAAATTGAATACTGATTGCAAATGTTATGAGAATTTTTCGTGTGAATACTTTGGACGGATAATGAACGCATACATTGAATATGCAAGGCAGGAAACAAAATTAGTTAAAAGGCCAGAAATAGAAGAAAAAAAGCCTGTGCCATCTGATGCAGAATTGAAAGAGTTGGCAATTTATAATGTCAATGCATATGTTGCTAAAATCAAATCATTAGATGCAACAGGTGGCAAATTTGATTGGCCAAAAGGATTAGCACATTTGTATGACTATTTAGTAAAATTTGAAATTTGGGTTTGCCCTGATGCGGATCGTGAACAAATCAAAACACGATTGAAGCCAAAATTTACTGATGACAAATTATTCAATGCAGAATGCAAAGGTGAGGCATACAAATTGTTTTGCCATCAATTAGCCGAAATGGATATGACATTGGATGTAAACGGACAAATAAATTAAAAACTATGAATGTATTATCATTATTTGATGGAATGTCCTGTGGACAACAAGCATTGGAACGTGCTGGAATAAAAGTGGACAAATATTTTGCAGCTGAAATTGACAAATATGCAATTCAGGTGACAATGGCAAATTTTCCAAATACCATTCAATTAGGTTCAGTTGTGAATGTGGATGGATATTCATTGCCAAAAATTGATATTCTGATTGGTGGATCACCTTGTCAATCATTTTCATTTGCAGGTAAACGCAAAGGAATGGCAACAAAGGATGAACAAGAAATTTTGACATTAGAGCATTATTTGCAGTTAAAATCAGAGGGATTTGAATTTGAAGGGCAATCGTATTTATTTTGGGAATATATGCGTTTATTAAACGAAACTAAACCAACATATTTTTTGCTTGAAAATGTGATGATGGGTGAAAAATGGGAAAAGGTTTTGAGCAAAGCAATTGGAGTTAAACCAATAATGATAAATTCAGCATTGTTATCAGCACAAAATCGCCAGCGTTTATATTGGACAAATATTGGTTTAAAACCATCTGGATTATTTGGTTATTTAGAATCAACAATACAACAACCAAAAGATAAAGGAATTTTATTAAAAGAAATTTTAGAATCTAAAGTTGATAGTAAATACTTTTTAAGTAATAAAATGATTGATGGATTTTTAAATCATAATAAACGACATATTGAAGAAAAAAATCAAAGTGGCTTTAATTGGAAACCAACTATAGGAGATAAAAAAGCGGCTTGTTTGAGAGCAAATGCTGCATTATGTCCAACTGATAATACAGTAATTGTAGGTGGTGATTTTAGATATGATGAAGGATATAGATGGAGAGCAGGAAGTAAATCAGGTACATTATGTACAAATTCGGAAAGCTATGCTAAAATTAATGATACGATTAGACGGCTTACTCCAATTGAATGCGAAAGATTGCAAACAGTAGCAGATAATTATACCAATCATGTTTCTGATTCACAGCGTTACAAAATGTTAGGAAACGGATGGACAGTTGATGTAATTGTGCATATTTTAAAATATATAAACCTAAACCAATAACCGACATATGAAAAAGAATTTAATTTTAAGCGCAGTTTTTATCACGATTGGGTCAATTGTATGTATTGCAATTAATCAGGTCAGAAAACAAAAAAATGGTGGCAAAAACAAAGTGTTCCAAAACAGAACAGATAATGCAAATGCATTTATGATGGATACATTTGAACCCATTGAGGATTTTGAAATGGTTTACTTTGATGAAAACAGGGGATTGGTTCAAATTAAACACACGGCAAAATGAGAAACGAACACGAACACAGATTGCAAACGGTGTTGGCCAAATATCTTGATTTGAACAATTACACGTTTTTTGCCATTCCAAATGGTGGATGGAGAAACAAAGCAGTTGCGGCCAAATTAAAGGCTGAGGGAGTCAAAGCCGGTGTGGCTGATTTATTGATTCTGTTACCAAACCAAACGTTTCACGGCCTATTTGTTGAAGTTAAAATTGTAGGCAATTATCAACAGCCAAACCAAAAGGATTTTGAACAAAAAGCAAGGGATTGCGGATATGAATACATAATTGTGCGTTCATTGGATGAGTTGATTGAAAAGCTAAAATATTATGAGGGGCAACGATTTGTGGAACAGGACAAAATTAGTGCCGCATACCGATCTGGGTACATTGATGGAAAATTAGAAAATCAAATGACAATACGATGAATATTAACAGACAAAAGGCCATTGATTGGGCCAATGAAAAAATTGCTGATCCTGATTTTACAGAACAGCCAATCAAGGTGAATAAGTGGGAAACAATCCACAATCCAAAATTATTTCTGGAAACCTGTGTGGCCCGGCTAACCTACGGATCAGAAAGGGAAAAAATCGTAGTTTATAACCGTGTGCGCAATTTTAAAATTTTCTACAATGAAATTTCAAGATGAGGATATTTTTGTACACGGTGACATCAAATGTTCCGATGGTATAACACGTGAGGAGGCAATTGAAATTATTGAGGAAATACAAGAATTGATGATATTTCATAAAATCATAAAACTTGATTTGTGCATTGATCCATATAAATTTCCACGTGAATTGTTGGACATAGGCAAAGCATAAAAATACAAGGCAATAAATGACCGGAATTAACAAAAAAACAAACCGATGAATACTACAAAAGACAAAATTAAATTATTGACATTTTTTGCATTGTGCCAAAATATGTTGGATTTCATTGATGGATCGTGGCACGGTCATCCGGCAAACAAACAGGCCGTTAAAATGGTGACAAAGCAAATGATTAGGGAATTGGAAAAATCAATGGCCATATTATTCCCGGCAAACAGAAACAATGATCCAGAATTACCAGAGGCATTAGACACATTTCAAAATGCCTGTACAGCAATGGAGTCATTTTTTATGCTTGGAATGGAAATGGATCAGATGGATGATACAAAGAAAGATTCATTGAATACACAGATTAATATTTTGCTGAAATCATACGGAATTGATTGTTGGGAAAAACCAATGTCAAACCTATGGAAAAATTAAATAAATTTGTTGCGCAGTTGGGTGATGAATAACTGCCGGATCAAAAGCACATATTTACCTAATCAATACAGAATGACAAATGACAGCCGCGAAATGGTGGATCATCCGCAACATTATCAATCTAATGGAGGCATTGAGGCAATTGATGTGATTGAAGGATTCAACCTGAATTTTAATTTGGGTAACGCAATCAAATATATTTTGAGAGCCGATAAAAAAGGCAACAAGAAACAGGATTTGGAAAAATCCCTGTGGTATATCAAACGAGAATTAGACAAATTTCAGGGATGATTGAAGAAATAAACATCAAATTGGTAATTCCACATCCAAACAATCCACGTGAAAAATAATAATTCTTCACAATCCAAGTGATTACAAAGATTAGTATATTTGTCATATGGAAATATTTAAACCGATACCCGATTACGAGGGATTGTATGAGGCATCAAATTTTGGCAACATAAAATCTTTGAAATCAAAGCATAATAAAATAATTGTGCTGAAAAAATCAAAAGATCGTTCAGGATACGAAATTGTTCAATTGTGTAAAGATGGACACCATTCAACAAAAACGGTTCACAGGTTGGTAATGACTGCATTTTATGGATTATCTGATATGGTTGTCAATCATATTGATGGCATAAAATCAAATAATAATATTGAAAATCTTGAATATGTTTCATCATCAGAAAATTCAAGACACGCAATTGCAAATAAATTATGGATACCAAACACATTTAAAATTGCAGAAAGTAAAAGAAAAAAGGTTTTAATGATTTGTCCTGAAAGCAATCAGATTTTAAATACATTTGAATCAGCACACGATGCAGCAAGACAAACAGGATTTAACAGGGGTAATATTTCAACAGGTTGCAGATTAAATAAAATATTTTATGGCAGAAAATGGCAATATGGGAGTTGAGGAAGTCAATATAAAACTAATTATTCCACATCCGAATAATCCTAGAACAATTGTTGACCACAAATTCAAAAAATTGGTGAAGTCCATAAAGGAGTTCCCAGAGATGTTACAATTGCGCCCAATCATCGTGGATGATAATTGTGTGGTGTTGGGTGGGAATATGAGATTGCGTGCCTGTATTGAAGCCGGATTGAAGCGTGTGCCAATTATTAAGGCATCGGCATTGACACCAGAACAACAGAAACGTTTTATTATTACAGACAATGTTGGATTTGGTGAGTGGGATTGGGATATTTTGGCCAATGAATGGGATCAGGATGAATTGATTGATTGGGGTTTGGATTTGCCTGTGATGGACATTATTGATGCAGGAACAGCAAATGAGGATGATTATGATGCACCTGATGGTGGATTAGAAACCGACATTGTTTTGGGTGATTTATTTGAAATTGGGCCACACAGATTATTATGTGGTGATTCAACAGATGCTGATGCTGTTTTTAAACTAATGAATGGTGAAAAACCTGATATGGTATATACTGATCCACCTTATGGAATAAATGTTGTAAAAAATGACATGGTTGGTGCTGATTTTGGTATTGCAAAAAAAGGCAATTATAAACCAATTGCTAATGATGAAACCAAAGATATTGCACAAGAATTTTATCAAACCTGTGTGAGTTTAGGAATGAATCAATTTATAATTTGGGGAGGTAATTATTTTACAAATTTTTTACCATTTAGTGATGGATGGTTAATTTGGAACAAAAGAGCAGGAACTGATATTAGAAATACTTTTGCTGATGGGGAGATGGCTTGGTGTAGTTTTCATACACCAATAAGAATATATGATCAATTGTGGAATGGTATGATAAGAGAGGGAGAAAAAGAAAAAAGAGTACATCCAACACAAAAACCAATTAGAATGTTGTCTGAAATAATTGATGATCATATTAAAGGAAAATTAATATATGATGGATTTTTAGGTTCAGGATCAACAATGGTTGCTTCACATCAAAAAAATAAAATATGTTATGGTGTAGAAATGAGCCCTGATTATTGTCAGGTTATAATTGACCGAATGAAAAAACTTGATCCTAGTTTAGTGATTAAGAAAAATGGCGAGATTTACGAATCAGATAAATAAATTATGGCAGTTCCTAAAAATGTGACAAAACTGAATAAAAAACGTATGTTGGAAGCCCTTGAAAAGTCATTGGGCATTGTCACATCCGCTGCAAAGATTGCAGGCATACACAGGGCGCAGCATTACGAATGGATTAACATTGATCCAGAATACAAAAAGGCAGTTGATGATTTGGCCGATATGACATTGGATTTTGCTGAATCGCAGTTGCATAAACAAATCAAAGATGGCAATACAACAGCCACCATTTTTTATTTAAAGACCAAAGGCAAAAAGCGTGGATACATTGAACGCACGGAGGTTGTACACGAAACCGGCATAGAATCTGCCATAATAGAATGGACACCGGCACAAATCGAAAACGAATAGCGCAGAAATGCAACATTCAGTTTTATCAGACATTAAACAGCACCAAAAGGATTAAAGTTCATCAGGGCGGTACACGTTCGGGGAAAACTTATGCCCTGTGTCAATATCTAATCTATAAATTGACATCATCCAAAAAACCATTGGTGATTTCAATTGTGCGTAAAACATTGCCGGCATTAAAAGGATCGGTGATGCGTGATTTCCTCGAAATATTGGACACATTGGGTATTCTTTATGTGGGCCAACACAACAAATCCGAAAACACATACACATTTGGCAATCACGTTGTGGAATTTCTTTCAGTTGATGAACCACAGAAAATCAGGGGTAGAAAACGAAATATTTGCTATTGCAACGAGGTCAATGAATTAGATCACGAAGATTTTAGGCAGTTATTAATGCGTACAACGGATGAAATGATTTGCGATTTTAATCCGTCAGATCCTGTCCATTGGATTTATGATGAAGTGATTTCACGTGATGATTGTGATATGTGGATCACAACCTATTTGGATAATAAATTTTTGCCGGCTGAATTAGTACACGAAATCGAAAGATTAAAAGCAAAAGATCCGGATTATTGGAGGGTGTACGGTGAGGGAAAACGTGCGGTGTTTAGTGATCGCCAGATATTTCCAAATTGGCAATTTATTCCAAAGGTTGATTTTCCTGAATTTGATGATGTGTTCTATGGCCTTGATTTTGGATTTAGTCACGATCCAACGGCCATTGTACAATTGGCAAAGGTTGGTGATAAATTGTACATCCACGAAATTATGTACAAAAAGGGAATGACAAACAGGGATATTGCCGATTTCCTAAAAGAAAAAAAACTAAATGAACACATAATTTATTGCGAATCAGCAGAACCGAAATCAATTGAGGAATTGCGGCAGATGGATATTTTGGCAGTTCCTGCAATAAAAGGTGAGGGATCAATAAAGGCCGGAATTAGTTTATTAAAGGAACACGAGGTGATTTGTTCATCTGAATCACAGAATTTGCACAATGAATTTCAGTTTTATTTCTGGGAGCAATTAAAAGATGGAACGATTATAAATAAGCCAATAGACAAACACAATCACCTAATGGATGCAATCCGGTATGGGGTTTATACCAAATACAAAAATCGTTCTGATTTTTTTGTGGTTTAATTATGTATTTTTGAGAAAAAAAAGCAATACAAATGGCATCAATCATTGATACATTCAAACAATCCATTGCCAAAGCATTATCAAGCGGCACAAATGAGGCATACAATAAACTGATATACACGTGGCTAGGCACGAATATCATAATGAATGAGGATAATGATTCCACATACATTCGTGATGGTTATCAACGCAATGCTACCATTTATTCAATCATTAACCTAATTGTTAAGGCAGCCACAACAATCCCTGTTTCTGTTTACCGTGTCACAAACGAAGGCACAGCAAAGCAATACAAGGCAATGACATCAGGTGTGATGGATGGCCCTGCAATTTACAAGGCCAACATATTACGCAAAAGAGCATTTGAAGAAATAAAAGATTCGGATTTAGAAGCATTATTGAGCAGGCCAAACCCGGCACAATCATTTTCAGCGTGGTTAGGTGAAATCGTTGCATTTGGTAAATTAACCGGAAACCGTTACATCTACGGCATCGGGCCAACAACAGGGCCAAATCAGGGTAAATTTACGGAGTTGTACAATTTACCATCACAATTGGTTGAAATCGTTTCGGGTGGTGTGATGGAGCCGGTGGCAGGATACAAAATCCAATATAATTCAATGATTGAGGTAAAACCCGAATACATTTGCCACATAAAAGATTTTAATCCGGATTACGACAGCAGCGGTTCAAACCTATATGGCCAATCACCTTTGCGTGCCGGCCTGCGTGTTTTATCGGCCAACAATGAAGCCGTGACCACCGGATTAAAATATTTGCAGAATCAAACATCACGTGGTATGTTGATTTCAAAGGATGGTAATTTGACTGAGGTTCAGGCGCAAGCATTAAAAGACAAATTCAGAAAGAATTATCAAGGTGCATCAAATGCAGGTGATGTGATCATCACACCAAAGGATTTGAGTTGGGTGAATTTTGGTTTAAGCGCATCAGATTTGTCATTGATTGAGCAATACAATGGCACCGTGAAAGATTTGTGTAATATCTATAATATTCCGGTTCAATTGCTAAACAACACAGATGCATCCACATACAACAATATGAAGGAGGCTAAAAAAGCATTGTATCAGAATGCCGTTATTCCTGAATTGATCAAAATTCGTGATGAATTGAATCGTTGGTTAGCACCTAAATTTGGCAAAGAATATTTCATTGATTTCGATTTCACAGTAATAAGTGAGATGCAGGAGGAAGTGGATAAACTTGTTTCACAGTTGGCAAATGCGTGGTGGGTTACACCAAACGAAAAACGTGATGCAATGAATTACGCAGTTGATACAGAAAATTCATTTATGGATGACTATTTCATCCCGGCTAATTTAATGCCACAAAATCCAACAATGCAGGCATTGGAGAATCCGAAGCCATTAAACGTTTAGTTTATGCCGTTGCCAAATCCGCAGGAAGGTGAAAGCCGGAATGATTTTATGGGCCGTTGTGTTATTGATCCTAATATCATCAATGATTTTGATACCATTGAACAACGTGTTGCGGTGTGTAGCACGTTATATGATCCACAGAAAGAGGAAAAGGCGCAAGATAATTGGGGGGATGAATTTGAAAAAGAATTGACCAAAGCGGAACGCACATCAGTTCGTGATTTTACTGAGTTTTACAAAGCCGAATACAATGATGCCATTGACCTTTATTTAAGGGTGGGGCAGATGACACAGGCCACAGCACAGGGGTTTTTTCAGGATAGCAAATATGTTGGAATGTATGAGCAAATGTATTCTAAAATCGGTTTGCAATTTGCCAATTGGTATTCCAGAAACATTCAAAAATATATGCCAAAAGCCAATCCGGCTAATATGCAATCAATTTGGGCCAACGCATTTGCATTTATGGGAAATCAAGTTGCAGGGCAACGTGTCACGTTAGTATCTGCAACAGCACAGGCAACATTGACAAATACAATTCGCCAATTTATGTCCGATCCTGTTTTTATGTCATCTGGGGAAGCCGTGCAATCAAAAATGTTGCGACAAAAATTTGATGGGTTGGCTGATTATCAAGCACGCAGGATTGTTAGAACGGAGGCAACAAACGCAGCCAATTATGCAACAGAACAGGCAGCGGTCAATTTGTTTGCCGGTCAGGATTTAACAAAAACGTGGCGATCTGGATTTGATGCACGTGTTCGTGATGCACACAGGGCAGCAAATGGACAGGTTGTTCCATTTAATAGCAAATTTTCGGTTGGTGGCGAATCATTACAAAGGCCGGGTGATCCTAATGGATCAGCAAGCAACGTAATCAATTGCCGTTGTTCAATGATTGTATTGCCAAGAGAGGGAGCAAATACAATTGGCGCACCAATTACGGATTTAGGATTTGGAATTGCACAGGCAACCGTAATTGATGCCATTATTAGTGCAGATGTAATCACCGGAACAACAGGTGCAATTGTGACAGATGAAAACATTGGCGGATAAAATTAATTTTTACGTTCGGTTTTCTAATTAGCTATTTGACTAATTTTGAGCAAAAGAAAGGTTATGATTTACAAACAAACATCCATTGGGATTGATGACATTGATGAGGCAAACGGTATTGTTTCTGGATATGGTTCAATTTTCGGCAATATTGATTCAGATAATGACATCATTTTGCAAGGTGCATACACCAAAACATTATCTGAAAACGGATCACGTGTAAGATATTGCAACCAACACAGAATTGATCAGCCATTAGGTAAATTCACCGAATTGCGTGAGGATGGCACAGGATTGTATTTTGTTGCGGAAGTTCCAAAAACAAGAATGGGCGAGGATATTTTGTTGTTGATGAAAAATGGTGTGATCACGGAAAATTCCGTTGGTATTATGCCAATTGTAAAGAATTACAGACAGGATGGTGTGCGTGAATTAAAAGAGGTGAAGTTGTACGAAATTTCGTGCGTTACATTAGCCGCAAACCCAATGGCATTGATTACCGATGCAAAGGGCGAAATTGATCAAAATTTATTGGCAAAACGTTTCGATGTTTTAGCCAAAATGATAAAGAAAGAAAACGTATCCGATGAATTAGGGTACGCAATCGAAGGTGAGTTGATGAAATTGAAATCATTGTTTATTGATGTAACCACACGGCCGGCAGAAATTGTCACCGTGCCGGAAGTTAAACAGGTGGAGATTTCCGAAATATTTTCATATTTAAACAAACAAATTAAGTCAAAATAAGATGACAGAAGAAATCAAAAATCAATTAGATGAATTAAATTCAGCTATTGATAGCCGTATCGCAAAAGCGGAAGGCCAAGCAGTTGCATCAGCAACAGGAAAAGCGGATGAATTATTAAAATCCGAAATCAAGAATTTAGAAACTAAATTCACAGAAATCCACAGCCGTATTGATGCAGCAGAGGTTGCAGCAAAGAAAACAGCATCAGGAGCAAACGCACAATCATTCAAACAATCTTTGGTTGATGGTATCACAAAGGGTGGTTTAGATGGTTTAATCAATGGCAACAGCCGTTCAGCTAAATTTGAAATCAAAGCAGGCGATATGACTGTGGCGAATTCATTTACAGGTGAGGTTATCCCTGCACAATATGTTCCGGGTATCAAGTACGATCCAACGCGTCCGGTACACGTTCGTCAATTATTGGCACAAGGTTCAACAACATCTGAGGTTGTTCGTTATGTACGTGAATCAGCATATGATAACGGTGCAGCAGCAACAGCACAGGGATCAACATTGACTGAATCAGATTTCGAATTGACTGCATACGATGCAAACGTTCAGAAAATCGGTACTTATTTCCGTATTTCTGAGGAGATGTTAGCTGATACCCCTCAATTGACATCATACCTTGCAGCACGTGCGCCAGAGAAATTATTAACGGTTGAGGATACACAATTGCTTTATGGTAATGGAACTGCACCAAACATCTCTGGTATTTCTACATCAGGTGCAACAGCATTCTCAGCAGGTGCATTTGCAGATGCAGTTACAGCAGCAAATCAGTTTGACGTTTTAACCGTAGCAATTAACCAATTAGCATTGGTAAACTACCGTCCTGATTACATTATGTTGAATCCAACAGATTTCAACAAAATCCTTTTATTGAAGGCTACTACAAACGAGTATTTGCAAGAGCAAGCGTATATGGGCTTACAACCACAATTCTTAGGAATACCGGTTGTAATCAATACAGCAATCACGGCAGGAACTTACTTAGTAGGTAATTTTGCAATGGCTACTCAATTATGGGTACGTGAAAACCTTTCATTAGAGTTTTTCCGTGAGGATGGAACAAACGTTCGTGATGGTTTCGTGACCGTTCGTTTGGTTGAAAGAATTGCATTAACTAACTACGCACCATTGGCAATTGTTAAGGGTGTATTTGCAACGGACATCGCTGCAATCGGAGTTTAGTTTTAATACCGATTCAAATTAAGAGAGGCCACCTAAATTTTGGGTGGCTTTTCTTTTTATATTTGTTCAAAAAATAGCACAATTATGGGCAAAGTTTTAATGAAAAAAACGGTATTTGATAACAAAACAGGATACCATAGAGCCGGTGAAATCATAATGGTTTCGGCTGATGTTGAAAGACATTATTTAGCACATAACTACGCAGTTAAACCAGAGGAAGAAACACCGATTGTTGAAATTGCAGAAACCCAAGTGGAGGCCGTAGAGGTTGAAACCAAAGAGGAAAAAATAGTTTACAAGACAAAAGGCAACAAAGCAAAAAAGGATGCGGCAGATCAAGATTAATGATGTAATTGGTGTTCCAATTATTTCACGTGCAGATGCAAAAAATTACATTCGTATTGATACAACGGCAGATGATACGTTGATTGATATGATGATTGAGGCAGCGCACACAGCGGCTGAAAATTATATGAGCCGGGATATTATCGCAAAGGAACGCACGTATTATTTGGATTATTCTGATTCAGGTTTTATTGATGTTCCATTTGGGCCGGTGGCATCCGTTGATGATGTAACCGTGAAAGGCATTGCCGTTTCATTTACCGTTTATGGATTAGGTGATCCGATGGTGGAAATTGAGCCATTAGGATCAAACATTAAAATTGATTTCACAACGGAGGGAATGAATGATGGCCTATTGAAACAAGCATTGTTGATGATGGTTTCCACATATTATGATAATCGTACAGATTTCGTGACAGGAATGACCGTGAATGAAGTTCCAAGCGCATCCGCTAAATTATTGGATGGCATAAAATCTGTATTTATCTAATGGCAACAAGCAACAACGCATCAATTTTAAAACAACGGATTCTGATTAAACGTTTATCACGCACATCAGATGGATTTGGAGGCACAACACCGGGTGGATATGTAACCATTGACACCGTATGGTGCAGGGTACAGGAAACCAAAGGGCCAATTGATGAAAGAATGGGAATCAGGTTGAAATCAACGGAAATTGAAATCACGATCCGAAAGGAAACGGCCGATTTGATTGCCAATGAGGATGTGTTGCAAGTTGAAGGATTTTCGGCATTGTATCGCATCAATTCCGGATTTCAAACGTTTGAGAATTTCTGGGTTAAAATGACAGCCACCAAAATTGAGGGATAATGGCAAAGAAAAGCGGTGTTGATTCGAAGCAATTAGCCGATTTGCAAAATAAGATTGAACAATTGGGCAAATTATCCAAACAGGAATTGTCTAATGAATTGGTAAAAACTGCAATGTTTGCAGTTGCAGGAATGAAAACTGATGCCAGACACGACACCGGTAATTTGAGAAATCAAACCGGATTTGAAAGGCAAAATGAAAATACGGTTGTTATTTTTTCACGTGCGCCATATGCGCCATTTGTGGAATTTGGCACAGGTAGATTGGTAGATTTACAGCATTTAACAAAATTAGGATTCCCAGCATCTTATGCAATGCAATTCAAGGGCAAAGGGATCAAGAAAGTAAATTTACCGGCACGGCCTTTTTTCTTTACAAATTTGCGTAAAGAATTGGGCGATTTAACAAACAGGTTAGAAACCAAAATTAAACAATTGACAAAATAATGTTAGAACCGATACAATTCATCCGCAAGGCAATCATCACACGTTTGACAAATAATGTGGTGATTGGTGGTGTGACATTTGGTGTTTATAACCGTGTGCCATCAACGGCATCGTTTCCATACATTTTGGTGTATTCTGTTTCATCTGATGAAACCGATTTCAATCAATCATCGTATATCACAGAAACAATCACACGGATTGAAGTGGTGACACGTTTCCAATCTGATTCAGGCGGTGAAATCACAGCCAACAGCGCAATCAATAGAATTTTAGAATTAATTAGAACACGATCAAACGGATATTTTGATTTATCTGCGGATGGATTCAATGTATTTACGTGCGTAAAGGAGTCATCAACGTACATTGTGGATGATGAACCAGATCACACGTATTTTCGTGGTATTGTAGAAATAAGCAATAAAATCCAACAAACAATTTAAAATGGAAACAAGGGATGCCATTATTGGCCTAGCATCATCAACAGTCACGGCATTTATATCGTGGATATTAGGGAAACGCAAAGAAAATGCGGACATCAGTACAATACAATTAGAAAATTCCCAACGTGTGATTGATATGGTTACCCAAATGAATGAAAAGTTGGAGGCAAAGGTTGATCAATTAAGCAAAAAAGTTGATGAATTAACGGTTGAAATTGAAAACCTGCGTGAAGAAAATCACAAATTAAAGCACGGCAGACCGGTAAAAAAGAAAGAGGAAAACGAATAATGAAAGATCAAATCACATTGGACAGAATCAAATTGATGCACCCGAAATTGCGTGCGGAGGTTGGAATCATTTACGATGAAATTGTGAACGCATTAAGAGGCAAAGCATTTTGCAGATTTACGCACACGTTGCGCACATTTAAGGAACAGGAGGCGATATATGCACAGGGCAGAACAAAGCCCGGCCCAATTGTTTCAAAGGCAAAACCGGGATTAAGTTTACACAATTACGGATTGGCAATTGACATCGTTTTAATTGATGGCAAATCTGTTTCGTGGGATATGAAAAAGGATTTTGATGGTGATGGCAAAGCAGATTGGATGGAGGTTGTAGCCGTGTTTAAAAAGTACGGATGGGAATGGGGTGGTGATTGGAAAAAATTCCCAGATGCGCCACATTTTCAAAAAGCATTTGGAAAAACACCATCGCAATATTTTGCATTGTGGAATGCTAAAAAAGTGGATTCACAGGGTTACGTAATAATTTAAAATGAAAAAATTCCTAATCATCGCCATCGTTTTGTTTGCAAGTTGCAAACCATCAAAAACAATCATCAAAGAAAATACGATTGTTAAATACGACACGATTCACACATCGGATGTAATCTATAAAACAAAGGCAATTCGTGATTCAATTATCATCGAAAATCCGTGCGATTCTGCCGGCATTTTAACGACCTTTTATTCCAAATTTGTGATACCACAAGGCTCAATCACTTTGCGTTCAACACGTGGCAGAATTGAGGCCAAAATTGACATTGATTCAATCGAATCTGTGTACAAATCCAAATACCAATTGTCAAAATCGGACAATGTTCGAATTTCGAACAAAGAGGTGATTAAAAATGTTGTTCCTGCGTGGGCCATTATTACCATCTTTTTTGAATCGGTCATCATTATCGGATACGTGTTTTATAAAATGAGGCTTTTTATTTTTTAACTTGCATAAAAATAAGCAGGTAAAAAATGGCATCATTAACCGGGAATTTGGTTGCGGAAACCTATAAAGCATTATTAAAAACCATTGATAATGACATCCTAACAGCAAGCGAAAAGCAAATCACAGATGGATTGGGTGGTGGATCAAATGTTTTCATTGATTCAAATGGGTTTTTAAGAGCCAACAAATACAAAGTCACAAACGGATTAGCCACGCAATTTTTAAAGGCTGATGGATCATTGGATGCAAATACCTATTTGACATCCATTACAGGTGCGCAGGTGATTACGGCATTAGGGTACACACCGGTGACAAATGCACGTACATTGACAATCAATGGCACAACGTATGATTTAACTGCAAACAGATCGTGGACAATTGCCGGCACATCAGCCGTGTGGGGGAATATCACAGGGACATTGTCCAATCAAACAGATTTGCAAACGGCATTAAATGCCAAATTCAATAATCCAACCGGGACAATTTCACAATACATTCGTGGTGATGGTTCATTGGCTACATTCCCAACATTACCGGGAGGTTTGCCAACAGGTGGCACAGCAGGCCAAATTTTGGCCAAAATTGATGCAACCGATTACAATACCCATTGGATTGATAATTTTGCCACACAGACCAAAAATGAGGTCAAATTGGGCGCAACATTAGCCAAAGGCACAGCGGTTTATGTTTCTGGATCAACCGGTGGCAGCGGAACAAATATGATTGTGATGGCTGCATCAAATGCAAGTGAGGCATTGAGTTCCAAAACGTTTGGTTTACTTGAAACAGGTGGCGCAACAAATGATTTTGTTAAATGCGTGACATTTGGTTTGATTGCCGGATTGGATACATCAACAGCACAGGCAGGTGATCCGGTTTGGTTAGGTGTAAATGGAGCATTATTGTTTGGTGTTGCCAACAAACCTGTTGCACCGGCTAATATGGTTTACATTGGGGTTGTGACACGTGTACAATCAAACAATGGTGAAATCTTTGTAAACGTTCAAAATGGATTTGAAATTGAGGAATTACACGATGTATTGATTCAATCAAAAGCCAATAATCAAGGTTTATTTTACGAATCATCCACAGGATTATGGAAAAATAAAAGCATTGCAACGGTGTTGGGTTATACACCACAGGCGCAGTTGAATGGTACAGGGTTTGTGAAAGCATCAGGCACAACAATATCATACGACAATTCAACGTATTTAACCACAGCAGATGCAGCAAGTACATACCAAAGGTTAGACAGAATGGCCATTAATTTGCTTGCAAGTGACATTCAATACCCTAATAACAATGCAGTAATTGCAGCATTAGCATTGAAAGCAAATGCGGCAAATCCTGTATTCACAGGTAATATGACAATTTCAGGTGCAGAACCAAAATTGTTTTTTACCGATACAGATAATAATCCAGATTACACAGTTTTTATTGATTCGGGTGTATTTTATATATACGATCAAACAGCCGGCACAACTCGTTTTTCAATTAGTTCAACAGGTAATATTAGCTCAGGGGTTGGAAAATCAATCACAGCAGGATCATTTGTAAAAGAAAGCGGAACAGCAGCGCAGTTTTTAAAGGCAGATGGATCAATTGATTCAAGCACGTATGTGACATCAACAGCATTGGCTGATTATTTATTAATTACAACAGCGGCATCAACATATCAGCGATTAGATAGGATTGCATCATCATTATTTGCAAGCGCAACAAATTATCCAAATAACAACGCAGTCATTGCCGGATTGGCTTTAAAAGCAGATGCCGCAAATCCTGTATTTACAGGATCAATGAACATTCAAGGGTTAGAATCTAGGATTAATTTTTACGATGAAAACAATTTAAGAAAGTTTTTTATTGGTTATAGTTCCGGACAATTATCAATTTATCAGGATGCAGGATCAGCAACAAGATTCCAAATAAATTCAAGCGGAAACATAACAACAGGAGTTAATAATACAATTACATCTTGGGGTTTTATAAAAGATGGAGGCACAGCAAGTCAATTTTTGATGGCTGATGGTTCAGTTTCAACAGGTGTTGTTACAGGAACAGGTACAACAAATTACATTCCAAAATGGACATCAGCAAGTGCGATTGGTAATAGTTTAATTTTTGATAATGGAACAAATGTTGGTATAAATACGGCATCACCTGCAACAATTTTGCACGTTACAGGCGGAACATTAATGACAGGAGGTTGGAATAAAACAGCCACATTACAGGCACAATACCCTACATTGATTTTTAATTCAAATGCATCAAAATGGGGTGCAATTGGATATGATCATTCAAATGCAATGTCATTTTGGGTAAATGGAACAAGTGACAACGTAAATGGTACAGGTTTAAATGCATTTCAAATTTATAACACAGGAAGCGCAGATTTCAATTATAGTTTAACCGTTGCAAATGCCTTAAATGTTGGAAAAGTTGGTGATGTAATTTATACAAAATCAAATGGAACATCTTATAGTAGATTTTTGTATTCAGGTGCACATCTAAATGTAGTATTTTCAGGTGGAACAGATGCAAACAATGGAGGATTTGGTATAAATAATTACGAGGATACGGTACGATTGTTTAATATGAACAATGCAGGTACAGCATTTTTTGCAGGTAATGTTTTAGTAAATGGAGCAACAACATTAACAGGTATTCAGGGCGGTGTTGCAGTAAATGGCACAACAAGTTCAGGGGTAGTTTATAGATTATCAAATACAAATCGTGGTTATACATATATGTCACAAAATGGAAATATGAACGTTGAAACCACATCAGGAAGTATTTCATTAGCACCTAATGGATCACCTGCGGTTACAATTGCAACAACAGGTGTTGCTACATTTTCAAATACAATTATTGCAAAACAATCACAAATTTCAAAATCTGTTACTGATTCTGATTGGTTAAGCACTTGGGACAATACAGCTACAAACGGCCATAAAATGTATTTTGGTTATGGAAATGCAGCAGGAACAAGATTCGGTTTATATATAACAGGAGGTGACGGAACAAACATTGATTTAACCGTAGCTAATAAATTTTATGTGATGGGTACAGGTAACGTGTTAATTAACACGACAACAGATGCCGGATATAAACTAGATGTAAATGGTACGGGTAGGTTTAGTGGAGCGGTAACGGTTAATACTGGAACTACTAATCAAAATGTTAAAATTTTTGGAGACAAAGTAGGTATTTCGAGAACTTCAGATGCTGCGGAGGTAGTATATTTTTCTAAAACAAATACTTTGGGAAGTGATGGAACTGCTAATATACACGGATACGATGGTATTGTATTTAGAACACAAGGAGCAGAAACTGTTAAATTAACTATTGCCTCCACAGGAGCCGCCACGTTTTCGAGTAGTGTTACGGCTTCAAGATTTGAAACAACATCTGCAAGCAATGGAGCATTTGGAATCAATCAAAATGGCGATGATGGTGTTAGTTATAGATTTTATCAATATTCTACATCAGGGACTACATATGTTATTAATACTCAAATGGGGGCATCAGGAGAATATGATATTTGGCAATATTCAGGTGCTTGGAGAAGAAATTTAAGAATTGCTGCCACAGGAGCAGCCACGTTTGCGAGTAGTATTGCGGCAGTAGGTAGTGTAAGTGTTACAGCATCAAGTTCATCAATTTCACCTTCTCTCGTTTTAAGTCAAACAGGTGGTAATACATATAGTGCGGTAGGTATAAATAGAGCAGATGGCACAGGAATTTCAACAGGATTGGGTTCATCATTAGTTTTCAGAAGTGGCGATGCATCAGATTTCCCAATTCAATTTGCTACTGCTAATAATATTAGAATGACAATATCAACATCAGGATTTCTTGGTATTGGAACACAATCTCCATTGGCACCAATTCACGCAAGTGGTGGAACAGCAATGACAGGTGGATGGGTAAGGACGGCAATGCTTTCAGCGGTATATCCTGTATTAGCATTTAATTCTAATAATTCGAAATGGGCAGGAATTGGATATGATTTTAGTGGTAGTCAGGCATTTATTATTTGGGTTAATGCAGGATCAGAAAATGTTTCAACAGGAACAGGTGCGTTGGTTATAGCAGGAAGTGGTGCAGCAACATTTGTTTCATCAGTCACGGCCACATCGTTTTTTGAATCATCAGATTTAAGAAAAAAGAAATTAATTGAAAGCAATCCAATTATTGCAGGAATTGAAAATTTACAGGCCAAATTATATGAAAAGAATGGCAAATTAGAATTGGGATATTTTGCACAGGATGCCGAAAAAATAATGCCATATGCAGTCACAAAAAATGCTGATGGATTTTTAAATTTATCATATCGTGAAGTTCACACGGCTAAAATTGCAAGATTGGAACAAAGGGTTGCAGAATTAGAAAAACAATTAAACGCAGCATAATATGCAATGGATAAACGTGGCATCAAATCAAACGTGTTCGTGGGATAGTTTACAAAATGCCTGCGATAATGGATTTTTTTTACAATTGCTACCGATGCCACCATCTGGACAATCGGCATTGCGTTGTGTTCGTAAAGAATTAATCCAATCATATATTGAAATCCAATCAGCACCATTGGCCGGTGTGCCAAACAATGAATTGGTAGTGAAAAGCCAATTAGTAGCAATTCAATACACATATTATCAATTAACACCGTGTGATGGCGGTGCAGGTGCGTGGACACGAATTTTTCCAACATTAGGAGTTGGCCAACGCTATATTTTGCCCGGTTTTACTAATAGATTTTTTTATTACAATGGAATATCGCAAGGGCCACAGGTAATGATTCCATCAGGATACAACGGATCAATTCAAATTGTAACAGGTTCAACGTATTGTCCATAATCCGTATATTTGCATATTAAACAACCAAATCAATATAAAATGAAAAAGAAGTACGCAGAAATCATTGTTTTGTCACGTGTATTAAGCCATTTTGCTGGTGAGCAAAAGACAAAAGCACAAAAGAAATTGGCTAAAATCAACGAGAAATTGAAGCCATATTTGGATAAATACGAGGAACAGGCAGAGGAATACCGTTTGGACAATGCATCAGTTGATAAAGATGGAAACCTGATTTTAAAAGAAAATGGCGGTTATTCATACACAAAAGATGGATTGAAAAAATTGACTGAAAAATCAAAGGCATTAAATTTAACTGAGGTTGATTTTGAGGCAATACAGGTTGTCAATCCGGAGGGATTAGAAGAATTTGGATTCTTGAAAGATTGGATTGAGGGTGTTGAGTTCACAAATATTGATGAGGAAATAGAATTATAAAATATGAAAACAATTGAACCAATTTCCGTTTGGGATAACGGCAAAACACAGGTGGCCACCATTTTAAATGCGTATGCGGTCAATGTAACATTAGGCAGTTCGGCAACATTTTGGTATGGAATCTTTGTAAAAAATGAAGATGGAACGCAGGGTTTAAATTTGTCATCCGGAAATTTATTGATGACAGGCGAAGATTATGCACAATGGGCGGTTGATTCATATGCGTGGGATTGGGTTGCAGAGCAATTGAATTTGACAATCACAGGCGATTACATTCCACCTGTGCCACCACAACCAGAACCACAACCAGAAACACCAATTAATCCGGCAGTCGAATCACCGGCAGTTTAAATGGCATTAGTAAACGGCACAAATGTTGTTTTGTATGAAGGCGATGTGGCATTGGGACATTCCAAATCAGCCACTATGTCTTTACAAATGGATATGGCCGAATTTACCAATAAAGATTCGCAAGGTTGGAAGGAAGTGTTGGCCGGTAAACGATCGGCATCCTTTACAGCCGAAGGATTAGTGGATTATTCCGATCAGGTCAATTTTAACCAATTTGCAGAACGGATAATTACACGATCTGAGGTGCAATGGGTATTTCAAACGGCCGGGATGTTTTACTATGGATTGGGATACATTAACAATGTGGAGCAGGTCAGCCAAATGGAAAACGTTTCCACATATTCGGTTGATTTCACAATTTCGGGCCGGATTTATACAGATCAGCGATTGATTTGGAATTTGGTGTTTACCAATTGGGAAAACTTAAATATTCAATGGCAAAATCTATAATGCATTTTGAATATATTTGCATAAAATAAGAGCATAAAAATTAAACAAAAATATGGCAACATCGGGAGTATTTAACGGCACGAACCTATTGATCAAAGTTGAAGGGACGGCCATTGCACACACAACATCGTGTTCATTGTCTATTTCACAAGACATTGCAGATGCAACAACAAAAAATTCAGGCGGATGGTCTGAGGGAATCAGCGGTTTACGTTCAGGTGAAATTTCATTTGATGGTTTAGTAAACTACGCATCGGCTGCAAACGCTGAGGAATTAGTTGATTACGTATTGAATCGCACAATCATTACTTGCATATTCGGTACATCAGCAACAGGTGATGTGATTTACACAGCGGAAGGATACATTGCATCAATTGAGCAATCAGCAGAAATGGAAGCAGCGGTGACATTCTCTGGATCAATCACATTGACAGGCGCAATCGTAAAATCAACAAACGCATAATTTGTTGAATTAAAATACATCCCCTGCATCGGTAATATGGTGCAGGGGTTTAGAGTTTATCACCTAATCAAACACAAATGGAAAATCGCAAACGTGGTTATTGTCAATTGAATATTGGCGGTCAAGATCGCACACTACATTTTTCGATGAATTTTTGGGTTGCATTTGAGGATGCAAGCGGATACAAAATTTCGGAAATTGATCAAGTTTTTTCAAACGGAATTTCATTGAACACCATTCGTGCATTAGTTTATGCAGGATTATTGGCATATGATCAAGAAAATGGAATCAAACCTGATTACAATATTTACACCGTTGGTTCGTGGATGGAGGATTTGCAGCCAGAATCATTGACATTATTAACAAACACATTAATGGAATCACGTGTTTTGGGTAATGACTTAAATGCAGGAGTTCGCAGAAACGTTGAAAAATCCACAAAAAACCCAAAGCAGATCAACCCCTAACGTGGGACAGAATGCTTGATTTTTATATAGGTCAGGCAGGTATTTCACCGGATCAGTTTTGGCGCAATACTTGGAAAGAAAATGCGTTGTTGGGGGAAAGTTGGAGTGTGAACGTAAATTTGAATTGGGAGATGGCACGTTTCATTTCCACAATGATTGTCAATTCGAATGCCACCAAAAAATCACAGGTAATTTCACCTGATAAATTATTCTCGTTGCCACAGGATGTGTATTTGGAGAAAGGCAAACCGAAATCAACACCGGAACAATTCAAAGCATTTTTAGAACAAATTGAAAAAAGTCAATCCAAATAATGGGTTGGCTTTTTTTTTAACTTTACATTATGGCAGAGGAACTAAAAGTACGAATAACCGGTGACGCAACCGATTTTGATTTGGCATTATCGGATGCGCAAAAATCATTGGTTAAATTTTCAAAGCAAGCAGCAGAATTGGGCAAAACAATGTCCACATATGTGACTGCGCCATTATTGGCGGCAGGTGCTGCATCAATTAAAATGGCATCCGATTTCAATGAATCATTGAATAAAGTGGATGTGTCATTTAAAAGCGCATCAGGATCAGTCACCGAATTTGCAAAAACATCTTTAAAATCATACGGTATTGCATCAGGTACGGCATTGGATATGGCATCCAATTTCGGAGATATGGCAACATCAATGGGATTGGGTGTTGGTGAGGCATCCAAATTGTCCACATCATTAGTTGGATTGGCCGGTGATATGGCATCCTTTAAAAATATTCGAATTGATGTTGCACAAACAGCATTAAACGGAATTTTTACCGGTGAAACAGAATCATTGAAACGATTGGGTATTGTAATGACCGAAGCCAACGTGAAAGCATATGCGTTTTCACAGGGCATCACAAAGCAATACGATACAATGTCACAGGCAGAAAAGGTGATGTTGCGTTATCAATATGTGATGTCGGTGACAAAGAATGCACAGGGTGATTTTGCCAGAACAAACGAAAACGCAGCCAATCAGATGCGTATGTTTGGGGAAGGAATGAAACAATTGAGTGCTGAAATTGGTCAGGTTATGTTGCCGGCAGTTACATCAATTACAAAGGCAGCAAATGGAATGATTACAGGATTTTCCGGTGCAAGTGAAGGCACAAAAGGATTTGTGGTTGCATTGGGATTAATTGCGGCAGGAACAGGGCCATTATTGTTTTTGGTTGGTACAATTGTTCCGAAAGTAATTGAGGGATTCAATTTAATGACAGCAGCAGCGGTTAAATTTAATTTAACATTAAAAACAGCCGGTGGAATTGCAGGATTAGCAACATTATTGGGATTGGCGGCAACATCTGCATACGATTATGCAAAGGCAATGAATCCTGATAATAAGCTAACAGAGCAAGAAAAAAAGGATGCAAATGCGATTCGAGAAAAAAACAAACAAATATTAGCATCCATTGAATTGCTTAAAAAGCAAAAGGCAATGGCAGGTGGCCCGATTACCGGGATGAATACGGCACAGGGAATATCAAAAGAATCATATGATATTCAAATTGCAGCACAGCAAAAATTATTGACTCAAAACAATGCGTTAATTGCCGGAATTGAAAAGAAAGCAATTGCGGATGCAGCAGCCACAAAAATTGCTGATGCAGCGGCATTAAAAGAGCAACAAAGAATTTCGGGCGCATTAGGTGGTAAGAAAGCAAAAAAAGGAGCAAAAGCGGCAAAAGATCCAAATATCGAATTATACAAAGATGATTTCGAATTTTATCAGGATTATTCAAAGCGATTGCAAGCCGAAAAGGATAGGGTTGCGAAAGAGGATTTGGCAGCATCAGATGCAATGGCATCAAAATATTTAAGTGATCGCCAAAAAGAGGTTGAAAATTTAGCATCAACATATGATCAGCAAGTCGCAGCAAGACAGCGATTGCATCAAAGTACAACAGCGATTGATGAAAAATACCAATCAGATAGAGCAGCAATGCAAGCCAAATTCGATGAAGAAGATTTGGCCGCAATGACTGAGAAATTTGATGAAGTAAATGCAGTTATTACCAAATTTGCAGATGAAGATGCAGCCACAGCAGCGGCAAATGTTGCGGCACAAATGGAAAAAATTATGGCCGTTGGTCAAATGGTTGCTGATGTAGCAGGGCAAGCATTTGGAGCATTAGGACAATCTATTGTTGATTCAATGGGATTGGCATCAACAGGATTGGAAGGATTTGCACAAGTAATGTTGCGCACATTGGTTGATTTAGGATCAATGATTTTAAAACAAATCATTATGAATCAGGCATCAGCAATGGCATCATCAATTGCATCAGCATCACAATCAGCGGCAGCAACAGGGCCATTGGCCGTATTTGCACAGCCAGCATTTATTGCAACGGCAGTTGGTGGAGTTTTAGCAGCATTTGCAGCCATTCCAAAGTTTGCGGCAGGTGGTATTGTATCAGGCCCAACAATGGGTTTGATGGGTGAATATCCGGGCGCAAAATCAAATCCAGAGGTGATTGCACCATTGTCTAAATTACAAGGGATGTTGGATCAAGGAAGCGGAGGCAATACAGCAATGACAGGTGAATTTGTATTGCGTGGTCAGGATTTGGTAGTGGCATTAGCAAGAGCAGAAAAGCAACGAAATAGAATTGGATAATTATGGCATACGGTGTGAAATATCGTTTGGAATTTGCCGACATAAAAGGCAACAAACGAAAGGTTGAGATTTTCAAAAATGGGTACACCGGTGAGGTTTTACCAATGATTGGAACAGGTGAGCCGGTTGAAATAGAGTGGAAGGCTGAGGAGGATTTATATGAGCCATTGATTGGATCATTATGCACGTTGAATTTATTAGTAACGGATGATGTTACCTATGATGATTTTTATCTGTATGATGAACGTGAATACAAAGTGGTGGTTTATTTTGAGGCATCGGCCGGATCGTGGCAAACATATTGGTCAGGATGGGTTGTAAACGATTTATATTCACAGGCATTGGTTTCCACACCATATTCATTGTCAATCACAGCAACAGACAATTTGGGGCAATTAGATGGGTATGATACGTGGATGCCGGCAGTCACGGTTGATAATCAAACCCTTTGGAAATTTATGTGGAATGCATTGGCCAATTTACAATTGGGTTATGACATCTACATCAGCAATGATTTAAGAATTTCAACAGATACAGCGTGGAAAAACGTATTTGATCAGATTACAATCAAAAAATCAGGATTTTACAATAATTCATACATTATCAATGATTCAAAAATGACATTGCGTTCAATTTTACTTGGATTCAATTGCCGTATTTTTCAATCATTTGGCCGTTGGTATATTGTCAATTGTTCCTCTTATGGTGATCAACGAATCATTGCAGGCATACAAGCAGGAACATACACAGGATCAGGTATTTTAACAGCCAAACAAGGGTTTTTAAATGCAGGATCAGAGGAAATCAAATATTGGATTTATAATGCATCTGGGGTTGAGCAATCAACGGTGACAACCAATATGTTGAAAGTTGTGCCAACAAATATGCAGCCGATTGGTCAAAATTTGTTTAGAACACCACGCAGGCCGGTCAAAAAATATCAGGAAATTGTTGATATTTCACAGCAACAGGATGATTTAAATTTGAACGCATCGTTTGAATTTGACTATGAGAATTGGACAACAACATTGGTGACAACGGAATTTGTACCTGTTCCATTTGCCGGGCGCAAATCACTTAAATATGTAGGCACAAGCGCATTGGGTGTTTACACGGTAAGATTGTCAAGCACAGGGGCAGCATCAGCCATAAAAGGGAATCAATATCAGGTTTTAATTTCAGTTAATATTGACAGAGGCGGAAGCGATAACAGATTGCCGTGGTTTTTACGTATTGAATATTCACCGGGTGTTTATACATATTGGAGTAATGTGAATAAAACTTGGGGTACATCACCGGGATCAGTTTTATGGAATGAAACGCAAGTTGTTGGAGCAGGTAGATTTGAAACGTTTAAATTCACAACAGGTGCAGCACCAGAACCCGGCACAATGCAATTGGGTTTTTCATATCCATATATTGATGCACCGGGATCATACACAGGGATGTATTTGGACAATTGTGCAGTTAGAAATATTGATAGGGATCAAAACGTTTATAAAGAGGCTTGGTTTATTCGGGAGCAATCAGGCACATTTGTGACATCTGATGTTTTAGAACATACAGGTGTGGTTCAGGCTGATTTGGATTCCGTTGTATTTTTAGGGGCATTTACGGACAACAATGCATTTAAACGTGCGCAGGATGCCAATGGTTTATTTTTGGAACAGATTGTCACGCAACAAAGATTGAATGATTTCAGGCAATATTCAATGCAATATGAAGGGGATTTGTACAATATGGATGATTATTCTGTGATGACTATGGCCCATAAATTATGGATCAAATTTCCGACATTAACAGAAACAGATTCAGCCATTGTTGATTCAATCCGGGTGCAGTTAAAATCAAATCTTTACACGTGTCAATTTCATATTCCAAATAATTACACGGATGTTGAAAGCACATATAGGGTTTCATATCAGGAATAATTTTGTTTTTCATAGGTTTAGGAGTGCGCATCCGTTCATCCTATGGGTGAATCGGATGTTGATTAGGTTGAATGCAGAATGGTCGTGGAATTATCTACGGCCATTTTTGTTTTATTTGTCGGTTTTGCTAATTAGTTAAATGACTAATTTTGAAAAAAAACTACAAATGGGTTTAAAACACGATCAAATCAAGGATCATTTTTTTTCATCGCCATTATCAATGAAACATTTTTCGGAAAAATACCACGAAACGTATGGGTATGCAGATGCAAAGCAAATGCGAAAAATGATGAGCCGATACAATATTTTATCACGTGTAAGGGCTGAAAAGACATTGGCTGATTTACCAAAGGCACAAATCGAAACATTAACGTGGGAGGAAATTGATAATTTTGGAATTGAGCCATCAATTGGTAAAGAATACACATCGGCACGATTACCTGATAATTTAAAGAAAATTGGCATATTATCGGACATTCACGTTCCGTTCCATTCAGTTGAAGCCGTTGTGTGTGCCATTAAGTATTTAAAGGATCAAAACATTGATTGTTTGTATCTAAATGGCGACATTTTTGATATGTATAGTCAGTCCAGACACGAGAAAGAAAAAGATTTGAGGGATTTGCCACGTGAAATTGAAATGGGCCGTAATTTTTTGCAAAAACTGCGTGATATATTTCCTGCAATACCAATTTATTATAAAATGGGTAATCACGAAAATCGTTGGCAAAGATATTTAAACGAACAAGCAGAGGAATTTGCCCAATTACACGAAATGCAATTTGAGCAATTTTTTAGATTGGATGTATTGGACATTAAATATGTTCCTGATTGGCAGGGAATTGAAATGGGCGATTTGTTGGTGTGTCACGGTCACGAATTGATGGCCGGTGGAATGAATCCATCGCAAAGCACGTTCAATAAAACGTTCTGCAATACGTTGATTGGACACGTTCACAGAACAACAAACACCATTAAAAAGACAGGTTTTAAACAATACATCCACACGTATTCCACAGGATGTTTGACACAATTATCACCAAAATACTATCCATTTGCACAGCACAATCACGGGTTTGCATTAGTAATGATCACCGATGGGAAGGCAAAGGTTGAAAATCTAATGATAAAAGATGGAAAAATTGTGTAGTTTTGCATTGGTAGTAAAGGTTTAATGATTCATACAGTTGTTGTTTAGAAAGGGCAGATCCGATGGGTTTGCCCTTTTTTTATTACACTATTTTTTTAATAGGTTTTTAATAGGTAACCTATTTTTTACCTATTTTTTACATATTTTATGACCGTTAAATAAATAATTGATATTTTTTTGATTATTTTTGTTTGAAATTGTTTGAAATCAAAATAAAAGTGTAATTTTACATCAACAAACAACAACAACAATGGAAAACATAGCAAAATCATTAGAAAACAAAACAATTTTAGTTGTCAATGCAACAACACGTGTTAATTCAGTTTCAAAAAAATCAAGAATTACAAATCAATTAATAGCATTAGGATCAATTGTTTTTGAAAGAAATGATGGTGTATTTTTTGGGCCATTAAATTTTTTGGATTCAGAATGGCGAGCATTTTACAGATTTGAAAATAATACAATTGAAATTGACCAATTTAAAAAACCACAATCAAAATCAATTACAATTAAGGAATTTAAAATAGTATAAAACAACACCGAGCCGGGCGGATTCCCGGCAACCTTTTAAACAACAACAATATGTGGAATCTATTAAAAACAATTGACAAAAATGATATTGCAGGTTTAGTTATCGTTTTAACAGCCGGTGCAATCTGTGTGAAACTTATGTACATCGTTGGCAACATTTAATCACTACGGCAATGATCTACA